CCTGAACCGCGCGAACATCACCATGTCTCCCCCGTCCGGGCTCCACGCCCGCAAAGTCGCTTCGCGCGCGAAGCCCAGCCGCCGCGCCCAGCGATGCCCGGCGGCGAAGTCGGCCCGCACCAGCATGTCGATCCGGCGATAGGGCTGATCGTCCAGATATTGGCGCACGATGCGGGTCAGCTCGCCCATATGCCCCCAGCAACCCTGCGCCATCACCGCCCAGCCCGTCGCGGCCCCACGATGGACCTCCAGCAGACCGACGATCGCCAGTACGCGCCCGTCCGCGCGCAGAGTGAAGGCGCGCCCCTTCGCCGCCATGGCGGCCAGGTGCGGCCGCAGGTCGATGGGCCAGTCGCGCAGCTGCGCATCCTGCGGCGTCACGCTTGCTGCGTCGCCGGGGACATAGGGCGCGATGCGGATCATCGCTGGGCAACGTCGGTGGTGATGCCGATCGCCAGCACCGTGCATTGCTTGGGCGCGATCCGCTCCAGCCGCACCTGGCCGGCGCGGTCCCACGTCCCTACCATGTCGTTGATGATGTCCCCCGTGTGGAGCGGCAGAGCGCTGTCCATGGGGCTGTTGCCCATCTGGTTTTCCAGATTTCGTGCTGCCGCGCCCTGCACCGTCAGGCGCAGGCCCAGGCTGTCATGGACGCGGACGAGGATGCGCCCGTTGCGCTTCATCTTGCCCTGCGCTGGCCCATTGTCGCCGCCGGCCTCAATCGGCAACAGGTCCACATAGGCCGGAAACGGCAGGCCGACCGTCACGTCCTCCGCCTGCCGGCCCAACGCGATCCAGCCATCTTCATCGGCGTCCAGACGGCCCAGCCACGCGCCGTCCGCGACCACGTCCACTGTCATGCCGGCCAGATGCGCGGCCTGCACCTGCCCCACTGGCACGCCGATGTAGCGCAGCGCCGCGTCCGCCATGATGGCGGTCGGATCGCTCTGGCCGGGCAGGCGGAACGGCGCCATCGCCATCACCCACCACTCTCCGCCCTTTTGCGCCACGCACCACAGCTGCTCATAGCGCCCGCCCGGTTCGGTAATGGAACAGATCGACCGTGCGGCCAGTCCCTCCGCCAGCGGGCGGCGCATCCAGCCCAGCACCTGCTCGCTTGGCATCGAATCCGCGCAGACCAGCGATCCATCCTCGCGCACCGCCCAGATCAGCTGCAATGGCTCGCGCTGCCAGCAGAATTCTACGAAGGCGGAATTGGCGATATGGTCGGCGTAGCGCGTCAGGTCTTCCGTCGTATATTTCTCGACCCGTTCCTCGAACATCATCAACAGCTTCCGGCCATTGCGCTGGAGGAAGATCGGCCGACCGTCTTTCTCGATCGGGCGCACGCGCGCGGATCCCGCGTTCGTCTGGCCCGCCAGCTTCACATTGTCATAGCCGATGCCCTTGGCCTGGCTCGCGGCGCGCAACACATGCTCGCCGATCGCCGTGCCCACGAACAGTTCGCTACCCGCCAGCATCCAGCGGATGGGGTTCGGATTGTCGATCGTACCGGTGAAGGCCGAATCCGTTGTTGCGTCGCCATTCTCGTCCAGCCGGTCGAAGTCGTGCAACGCGCCGGCAATGGAGGCATAGACGGTGTCGTCTTTCCACAGATAAAGCCGCTGGTCGTAGATCACACCGCCTTGCGGCCAGCCCCGACGCGGGGAGAAAGCCCCGAAGCGCCATCGCCACGTCCCGTCCGTGTAGGTGCCGCCGCCCCCTGGCTCATATTCATAATCGCCCGGATCGAATCCGCCGCCGGGGACATAGCCGCCATAATTATAATAGCCGCCATAGTTGACTGAGCTGGCGACGGTCAGGGGCAGGCGACGGGTTACGACGGCATTGACCTGCGTCGGACTGATATAGCCCGTAATCTTCAACCGGCCGAACATATCGTGCAGATAGGCAAGCTGGACCCCCCCGGCGTCCTTGTTGTTGATGTCCTTGCCCTTGCCGATGCCGTCCCATTCCACGCCGCGCGAATGGAACGGCTGCACCGTGCCTGTCTTGGCCGACACGCCATAGCCCACGACCTGGTAGACGCGGCCATTCCATTGCAGCAGATCGCCATAGGTGACGGTGATGCCGGGTTCCCAGCTGGGCACACGGCTAAGGTCGCTTGCCTCGACTTCGAACAGGCCACCGACATCGCCTGCCTCAAAGATCGGATGCGTGCAGGTTATTACCACGTCCCCTGTCACACCGGAAAAGCTGACCAGCTTCGCCTCGTCATTGTTGCGGTCGGCGAACGGGCCGTTTTCCAGCTCCAGCGTTTCCAGCGTGAAGTCGGTGGCGCCGTTGCGGATCAGCCGCCTTTGCTGGAAACCGCCATGGAACAGATAGACGACATCGTTGCTTTGCGTCGTATTGAGTTCCAGCACCGATGCATAATCATAGGGCGTGGCGACGGACACAGCGCTGTCCCCGTCCATCAGCAGCACGTCATTGGTGTAGAAGCGGAACAGGTTGGCCGATGCTTCTATGACGTGTCCCTGCGTCACATAAGGCTCGAACGGGATCAGGCGGCACGGCCCGGCCGCCTTGCCGATAAATTCGAAGCCGGGGCAGGCTTCCATGCCGCCTTGCGGGCGCGGGACGAAGCCGACCATGGCGGCGGTCGAGATCGGATAGACTTCATGGTCGATCCGCCCCAACATGAACGGCGACAGTTCGCCGCCGTTGAAATTGGTCTGGATCGGGGACACGCGGGACATGGGCGATTACATCCCCGGCGCGCGACGGTGGCCGGAATATCCCGCCAGCCATCTGGACCCGGCCAGCGCGCTGTCGTTGCTCCTCTTGCCGCTCGCGAGACCGTCCAGCCTGCGGGCCTCGGCAAGATAACCGCCGTCGCCGTTGACGCCCTCATATTTGACGCGCGCTTCCTGCACGTTGCCGGCGATCTGCGTCGCGCTCTCGCACAGGTCGACCGCCAGCTTGTAGGCCATCAATGTCTGAAGGTGGACCGACCATTTGGTCACATCCTCGACATCGGCGATGTAGCGAATGGCTGGGGCGGTCGCGTCGGTCAGCAGGAACCCGCCTTCCTCCTCGCCCTCGAAATGCTCGCAATCGTCCAGCGACCAGGGCAACCAGCGCAGGCAGTCGGATGGCAGCTGAAACATGCCGCTATAACCGAAGGCTGGCGCACCCGCCTTGTTCAGCCGGGCGCGGCGGATCAGGCAATTCCACGGATGGAGGGAAAAAATCTCCCGCCGGCTCTCATGCCACAGATCCTTCACCTGTTCGGCCAGCGGCAATCCGTCATCGACATGGGTGATGCGCTCGACCGATCCGAGCAGCACGAAGGCGCGATTGGCGATGCGCGTCTGCGAAGTCACGATATTGGCCAAGGCGCGCCCTCCATAAAGAGAAGGACGCGCCGTCGCGGGTTTCCAGTCCCGGCTTGCCCGCCCAGGAGAGCGCGGGCAAACCGCTGCGACGGCGCGTCCGCCCCGCCGCTGGGATCAGCGGTGGGAAACGAGTGTCAGAACGACGAGGATACCGGCGCCAGGCACAACGCCGCCCAGGCGGCCCAGAACCTCGACGCTGTCGGGCAGCGGATCATCGTCGATCGCCGCCGCAAGTCCGACTTCCTTCGGAACGCCCGGTGTCGCCGGCCCTGCCGTCGCGGTCATGTAAACCACGGCCGAGGTTGCATTGCCGATCGACATCGTCATCCCGGACAGATCGACCGAACCCGTGATCTTCCATCCCAGCAGCACGTCGCCGCCGCGCGGTTTCGACAGCACGAGATCGTCGCCGGCCGCAACCAGCGACAGGTCGAACACTTCGCGCATCACACGCTGCGCCGCGTTGTAGCTGCTGCCCGGCGCGCGGCTCTGGCCGTCGCCGTTCAGCACGTTGGTCAGCGCCTTCCCATATTTCTTTGCCATGTTCCGTTCCCTTCGAACGAGTGAGCATTAGGTCCGAAGGGCGGCATGCCGCCGCCCTCCGGGCGGCGCGTCAGCCATGCTTGACGACGACCTGATAGCATTTGTCCTCATTGACGCGGACCACGGCCGAACAGGCTTCGGCATAGACCTGTTCGGACATCTTCTTGTCGCGCCGTGTGCCGATGTCGCCGTAGAACTCGGTCCACACGCCGCGATGAAGCCCGCTCGGCACGAAGACCGGCAGCGCGACCGCGCCCGCCTCCGGCACCACCAGCGGCGCGCCATTCTTGTAGGCGCGCGTGCTGGTCAGGTTGGCGCGGACGAAGCGGAAGCCAAGCCATGGCTTGATCTCGCCGCGAACAAGCGGATGCCCGTCCTGAAAGTCGGAATCCACATATTCCTCGATCTGAAGCAACTCGGTCTCCGATTGCGGATCGAGCAGCCAGACAGGCATTTCCGCTTCCATATCCACGTCGTTCAGGTTCATCTTCTCCCGAACCGCCAGCACCTTGGCCTTGGTGAAGCCGGTGTTGCCATGCGCGATGATATTGGCGGCCTTGAACGGGATCGCCGTGTCACCGGTCTCGCCGGTCCAGGCATTGCCGAAATAGCCGGCCAGCATCTGATCGTCATGATAGCGGCGGGTGGCGACGCCGGCCTGCACGGCGATCGGCGACTTGATGTCCACGCGGGTGGATTTAACATCATCGCGGTCGATCAGAACGGCGATGTCCGCCGATTTCGGCTTCTTGATCCAGCGCCGCGAACTGGAAATGTCGGTTTCGTTGGTGTCTTCGTTGCGGCCGTTCTTGGTTTCAAGAAACAGGTCGCCGAACCGATCGACGATCTCGACCGACTTGTCGCTATAGCCCGCGCTGGTCGCTGGCAGCACCGACAGCTTGCCGGGCATCTGATTGAGTTCATATTCGACCGCCAGCTGGAAGCTGGTGGTCCGCGTGCCTTCCGGCCAATTGTCGGGCATGATGCCTTCCCTCTATCAAAAATGACGGTTTCGCGTGATTTTCGACAGGGATGGCAGCGGATCGCTGGGCCTATCTGGCGCTTGTCGCCGCGCTTGGAGCGCCCACCGCTTTGGCGGGGAAGCACCGGGGCCGCCTGCCCCTTGTGAGGGCACAGCGGGATGGCCGGGATATGGTCGGGAGGCTGATTGTCAGGCCGCCCCCCGGTGGCCTGCGACGCGCAAAATGTATCAGATGGAAAAGTTCGTCAACCCCTGCTGCTGCCGATCGCCACCAGCGCGTCATATTGCTTCCGCTCAGGGCTGTTGGGGTCTTCCAGCTTCTTGCCGGCGCTCTTCTGCAAAGCTCTCGCCTGGGTCATCGCCTCATCCGGCGTCAGCTGCCCCGTGCTGATCTTGATGTCGGTCGGATCGACCCGGCCCAGCTCGCCCATCCGTTCGGCCATGTTGAACAACAGACGCAACGTATTGCCGCCGCCGACGAAACGCGCCAGGTCATCCTCGAAACTCGCAGGGATGCCCAGCCGATCCAGCATGTTGACCGCCGCCTGCTTGCCGCGCGCAAAGCCGTCCTTGCCCATTTCGCCTTCCAGCGCGGCCAGTTCATCCTTGCCCTTTTGCGCGGCCGCCTCGCCCATCTGCGCCATATGCGCGTTCCACCCATCGACCAGCACCTTGGCGCTTTCGGGATGCAGGCCCGCCTGATGAAAGATCGGCTTCATCGCGTCGGCGAAGCTGCTGTCCTGCCCCTCGGGCACGTTGATCTGGTAGGCGTCCGGTGTCTCCGGGCGGATTGACGCGAAGAAGCGGCTGACCGAATCCGCGTCGCCATCCTTGGGCAGCACCACCTTGGACTTGGCGATCTTGTGCGCCTCCACATGGCCCTTCGCCAGCTCCTCCACCGACTTGAACCGCGCCAGCGTGGCGTCTCCTTTCAAATCGTCGGGCAGGCCAGCCAGCCATTCGGGCAGCTGCGCTTCCTGCCCCTGCTGGCCCTGCTGACCACGATCGAGCAGACCGGCTTCCTGTCCCTGCTGGCCTTCCTGCCCTTGCTGGCCCTGCTGTTCCTGTCCTTCTTCACCCGGCATTGTCGTCCTCCTGGCTCATTTGGCTTTCAAGTTGGCGCACCCGCTCCGGCGACACATGCAGGCGGGCGATGATGTGCAGCAGCATCCGGCGCTTGCCTTCCGACAGCGCCAGCTCCGCATGGTCGATTCCGCCGTTTATGACGCCGAAACCGGCTTCGGCCGCGATGTCGTCCAGCACGATCTGCGCCGCATCGCGCAGCACGCCATCATCGCCATGGAACAACTGGTGATAGGCACGCAGGACGGCCAGCTGGCTGCGCGCCGCATGGCGCGCCACGCCGGACTGCGCTTGCGCCACCTGACGCATGGCCAGCAGGTCGGCCGTCATGGAGGGCAGCGGCGCTCTAGGCGGCATTGGCGGGCACCATGGCCGTCAGGTTCTTCGCCGTGCCGCTGGCCGATTCCGCCAGCGCCAGCGTGTCGGCTATGCTCTGCTGCTGCCGCCGCGTCTGTTCCGCCAGCTTGCGTTCCTCGTCATCCGCTTCCCAGCTCGCCGGCACGCCGTTGATGCGCCCCAGCTTGTCCAGAACCTTGGCCGGCGGATATTTCTCGTTGAACGCGGCCCATGCCTCCGGATCGTTTGCGGCGACGCCGGCATATTGCTCGCGCATGCGGAAATAGCCCGCCGCCGCGCCAGCCTCCTGCGCCCGCGACAGGCCATTGTCATAGACGCTCTTGAGCCCGACGCCGTCCGCCATCGCCTCTTGGGCCTCGCCAGGCATGTCGTCCAGCAGGCCCAGCTGGTCCATCAGGTCGATTTCACGTTCCTGCATGGGCGACAGCCATTCGGTTTCCTGATTGGCGAACGGCCCCAGTAATATGCCTTTCTCTTCGTCGCGCTGGTAAAGCTGGCTGTCCGTCACATGGCTTTTCAGCTCGTTGCGGATTTGGAGCATGTCCACGAAGAACGCCCGGTCGATATGGCCGTGCAGCTTGTCGAGCATCGCCATGGCGGGGTTGAGGTCCGCGCCTTCCAGCAATGGGCGCAGCAGCTGCTGGCCCCGGCTGTCGATCGCGCCATAGGTGATGTCGCCGGCGGCGTAGCGCACCATCTGGTCGGCAAGGTCGCTATGCGCGCCCATCGGCGGGCGCGCCGACAGTTCCGACGCCACCATGATGTCCACCATCATCTGCTGGGTCGCCCGGACGGTCGGAAGGATCGTGAAGGCCGGGCAACGGCCATAGCTTTCGTTGGGAGCGTTGATGAAGCGCGACACGATGCGCGGCATGACGCGATAGCCGCCCTGCGCGAACAGCTCCTGCCCGTTGGTCCGGCATACATAGGCGCCAGCCCATGGCATCCCTGCCGCGTCCAGCCGGCCCGGCTCGAACCGGCGGTTCGGCGCAATGACGTGGATGAAATTGATGTCCGCTTCCAACTGGTTATCGCGGATCGCTTTCTGCACGGCCTCGGGCGCGGCCTTGCCCCACTTGCCCGCCGCCTGCCGCGCCTTCAACGTGAAGGCGTGATGCACTGTGTCGATCAGGCCATTCGCGTCCTCGCGCACATAGATTTGGCCGATGAATTCGCTCTTGTAGGACAGGCCGACAGCCTGTCCGGCCAGGTCGCGGCGAATGTCGGGCCACATCGACTGCATCCCGAACGCGAACAGCGATGCGATGCTTTCATGCACCTGCCCCGCAAAGCCGCTGCGCGGGTCGTTGCGGAGCGCAAAAAGCTGACTGTTTTTCAGGTCCACCCATGCGCGCACGCGCTGGCTCTTCATCAGTTCGTCGTCGTCCAGCTCGAACCGCTGCCATATCTGGCCGCGCGGCATCACATAGCCCTCGAACAACGACACGCCCTGTTCCAGCGCCTGCTGCGCATATTCGTCGAAGATCGGTGTGGTAAGGTTCCGCCCCTGCCACAGGCTGCCAAGGTTCTGGAAATTGGACTGGCGGGGCAGCAGCAGCTCGGCGCACTCCTGCATCATCGTTTCGAAGGGGCGACGCTCCTGCGCCATCTCCTCCTGATCGCGAATGATCTTTTCTGCGTCGAACATGCTCACCCCCGTGACGCGCCCCGCCAGTCCTCATCGACCGCCCAGGCGCTTGGGCGACCGAATCCGTTGCGGTTCACCCCAAGGCGAACAGCAGGTTCCCGTCAGGTATTTCCGCGCGCCGACCACCGCCTGCATTGAGGTCAACCGACAGGCGGCACACGGCGGCCGCGGCGGGGCCATCATCGTCCATGCGCGGCTCGACCAGCAGGAACGCCTGTCGGACCGCTACGGCGGGAAGCTCGGGAGGCAGTTCGATGCGCGGCTTGTAGATCAGCGACGGACTGGACCCGCCGAAGCGCTGCACGTCGCCGGGACGGACTTCGATCGGCGGAATCGGCAGCGCTTCGCCATCCTCGTCAGCCAGCACGATCGCCAGGCTGTCGCCATCGTCCAGCGCCGCCAGCACCCGCGCGACCAGATCGCGGCGGTCGGTCGGCACGATCAGCACGATGCGCTGGTCAGCTGCGGCCATGGAACCGCCAAAGGGACCGCGGTGGAGGGCCGCTTCGTCGGACTGCCCCGCCTCGCCAATTGGCGGCGAAGGTTCCGGCTGCTCCGACGCAGGCGGCGTCTCCGGCGCGGGTGGCGTCGGGGCTTCCGGCGGCGCGGGCGGTGTGGCAGGCTCGGCAAACGCCTTCAGCGCATCGTCAATCAGCTCTTTCGCGCCGGCCCTGTCCTTTCCTGCCACTTCCTTCGCCCGCAGCTCCGTCAGCTGCTCCTGCGTCAGGTCGGCCAGCGCCTTCCGCATGTCGTCGATGCTCATGGCGGCTATGGCCGCAATCCTGTCTTCCATCGTCCGTTCCTTCCGTTCTTACCGCCCCAACAGGCTGGTTCTCGCCCCCGTCGCTGCTTCGACACCGCCATAGCCTGTGCGGCGATTGGCTCGCGTGCCCTCGCGGCGCGCAAGATTGTCGTTCACGGCCGCGCGCTCGGCGGCCATATTGCGGGTCGGCATGGGCAATGCCTGCGCGGCCTGCGGGGCCTTGGGCCGCGCCAGCAGACTGGCGCCTGCCCCGATGATGCCGCCGATAATCGGTGCAAATGGTGCAATCGCCGCCATGTCAGTTCCTCCGCCCCGTGAAATAGCCGCCGCCGTAAGACACGCGCGGCCCCTGCGCCTGACGCGCCGCCGTCTGCCGGTCCATGTCGTCGATGATGCGCCCGCGCGTTTCCAGCCCGAGGCAGAGATATTGGAGCGCGTCCTGCACATGGCTGAAATCATTTTTGCTGGGCTGGTCGCGGAATCGGCCGCCCGCGCTCGTCTTGATCCGGTCGATGATATAGCCTGCGGTAAAGCCGCGGCGCAGCATCGAACAGCGATCGGGGTTCAGCACGAGGGCCGGCTGTCCGCCCGGCGATCGGTTCAGCCGCTTGCGCACGGCCTCAAGACGCGGCTCCAGCCTGTTGCCGTCGCGCCCGCCCGGTTTCCACGTTCCGCCAAAGGTCCGCTTGAACCGATCGACCCACGTCCCAGCGTCGTCGATTTCGCCAAAGTCGGCGGCGGGATCGTAGAATCCGCCACCGAAACGGCAACGTGGCCAGTGCTTTTCCATGAACTCGCGAGCGATTTCGGCGAAGGCGGTCGGCCCCATGCGCGCCAGCTCGTTTTTCTCCTTGGGATCGAACAACACCAGTTCGCCCAGGATGCGCAGCTGATCCATGTCGGACTTTTGCGCGAACACCATGGCTGGCGTCGCGCCGCCGTCCAGACCCGCAATGATCGGCAGGCCGGGATCGGCGACGATGCTCTCCCGCGCGACGTGCATCTGGTCGTTGAACTCGGGAAAGACGGGCTGGCCATTCCTGACCGCCCCGAACTCATTATGCACGAACCGGCGCAGATAATTGGGCTGGTTCGCGTAGGACAGCAACAGGCCCTCATAATAACCTTCGGATAGGTTTTCGATATTTTCGGGGGGCGGGTCTATCGACAGGCCACCGGGTTGACGCCAGAACCCGATCCCGAAGCGCGGACCAAGGACCTGCTTCAATTGCACTTCCTGTTCGGCGGTCAGCCCCAGACGTTGCTCGACGAAAAAGTCATAGGTCCAATTGTCGATGTCCGGCGCGTTGAAATCCGCGATGACCCCGCGCCACTGGCACCCGCCCAGCTTGGCGGGCGGATAGCGGCCCGTGCGCGGCCATCCGAACAGAAACACGCTCTGGTCAAGCGTGTCGGTTTCGTTGAGCCAGAGGCCGGTCAGCTCCAGCCCCTTCAACACGTCTTCCGCCTTCTGGTCGCCCATCGCGCGGAACAGCATCTCGATCTCGATCGCGCTGGCCTGTCCCGTACCGTCCACCACGTCGAACCGCAGCGTGTGCTGCATCATCCCCCCATGCCAGTTGGACTTCGTTTTGGGGAACCAGCTGAACCATGATTTCATCACGTTCGCTTCCAGCTGGCCGTAGGTGTCGCGGATGCAGCACCACCGCACGCGCCGCACCCCGTCCGGGCCGGGATTTTGCCAGAAGGCGCTGTTGACGATCTTGCGGATGCACGACGTCGTCTTGGCCGAACCGAACGGCCCCATGATCGCGGTCAGGAACCGCTGGTCGTTGACGAACCCCTCCGCCTTCGGGCCGACCGGCGCCATCAGGGACGCAAAGCCGCTCACTTAACCCGGCCCCGCACGAAATCGTCAAACCGCTTTTCCATTTCGCCATAGCGCGGCAGCGGCAGCTTTTCCGCCCGCGACAATGGCCGATCCTTCGCCACGAGGGGAGCCTGCGGCTTAGTCATCGGGATCGTCCTCCCCGTCGCCGCCATCGATGTCGGAAAACTCGCCGTCCACGATCCGCATGTCGCGCAGCTGCGCCGGGTCGATCGCCCCGCTGTTGAGCGCGTCGGCGATCTTGCCCATCACCTGTTCCACCGGCCCGCCGCCCAGCACATTCGCCCCAGGCATGACGATCACGCCATCGACGCCGACCTTGACCTCTGCCTGGACCGGTTTCCTGCTATGGGTATATTCGGCGACCGATTTGGCCGCTTGCAGCTGCACCGCCAGCGCCTTTGCCACGATATCGCCCATCTTCTGCACTTTGCCGCCGGGATCGGCCACCAGCATCAGCTCGACCAGTTGATCGAGAGGCGTCGAATAAAGGCTCGCCATGAACAGCACGGGATCGCCGTGCTGATGCGCGATCAGGCGCGCCAGATCGTCGTTCCGCTTGTTCCTTGCGTTCGGCGGACGGCCTCGACCCCGCTGGCGCAGCTGCTGGAACACATCTTGCGGCAATCGGCCCTTGTCGTCGCGCAGCATGTCCAGCTGCTCGGGATCAACCCCGGCCGTGATGCTCTCCCCCGTGACTGCGCGGAAGGATTTTTCGAGGCTGGACGGTTCAGTTGACACTGGAAAAGCCCCCGCCTAGCGTCACAGCTTCCAGTCCCGGCCCTGAAAGCCCCGAAATTGAAGCCAGCACCGCATTTCCCGCGAAGATCAGGCGATCCCCGACCCGTCTGATCGGAAATTGTTGTGCCTTCCGCCCGCACCCCGACCCGTTTGCGGGCCAGTTTGCGTTGGGGGCTAGGCCGATGGCCAGAAACCTGTTGAAGGCGGCCGACTGGCCGACAATTTTCCAGATTTCAGATCCGACGCGTGCGACGGGATGTCCGGACACGCGCGCGATCGCGAGGGGGGCATGGGGGCCGACGCGCGGACGGGCCGAAATCGGCCCCGCCCAACGCCCCATTAGGCGATCCAGTGCCGAAACTGACGGAAATGCGATGGTTTGCAGGCCATCGACCGACAATTCCCGACCGACTTTCACCCCCAGCGCCCAGCGCCTGGCCGATCCGATCGTCGCCGCGATCCCCGCGCGAGGCCGAAAAATCCCCCAGCCCGCGCCCCCATCTCCCCCCGACACCCGTCCCCCAGCTGGGCGCGAATAAACGCCCCGTATTTTATTCGGGCAGGCGATCGACAGAGAGGATAGCCCGGCGCGCATGGCGTGATGATGTATCTGCTTGGCACATTCACGGTCAAGCGCTGCGCGGCCTCGTTGCCATGGTTGCCGTTGATTGATCCATCGGCAACCATGATGGCAACCAATATTTGACCTATAATCATGATCTTAGGTCAGGTTCAGGCATATGGTTGCCATGTTGCCACGCTTGCCTCGCGCGCACATGATCGCGCGCATGTGCACATGATCGCGCGCAGGCGACCCATCACGAAATTGCGGCAACATGGCAACATAGCCATTAATATGTTGATAAATCATCATATTCCTCGGCAACATCGATTTAAACAGTGGCAACCATGGCAACCCCCTGACCCATCGACCCAAGCACCATTCCGGCCTGATTTATTTCTTGGAAAAAATGGGTCGGGGCGAGGGAAGATGCTGGCACTGGCGCGGAATTATGGCCGAAAACTGCGCCTGCCGCGCGGAAGGAATGAGAAGGAATGCGGACGCACCGGTGCATCATGCCAATGCCTCCGGCATCGTCATGATGCACCTGTCCGCATGCGTTTAGCGTCCGGTCTTAAGCAAATGTGTCAGATAGATACATTTTCTGGTTGACAGGTCGGCCCATCCCGTTGCAGCCATAGGAAGCCACGCCGGTAACTGGATCGGGTGGCACGGCAAGGAGGCCGAACCAATGACACGAGCCATCATCGACTTTGGAATTGAGACGCTGGACGTCCTGATCCCCACCGGCACTGACCTCGACGACGCGTTCGACGCGATCGATGCCGAGACCGGCGAACCCGTCCGCATCAACGGGTGGATGATCGACCGCATCGAGTTCGATCAGGCCGGGAGCGTTTATTGATGAGCAACGTCATCCCTTTTCCGCAACAGCCCGCCTCTCGCCCGATCTACTGGCTTCCCATGGCCCTCGCGCCGCTCGACGGCAGGCTGATGTCCGTTCTTGTCCCGATGACTGAGGGCGGCTTCATTCAGGGCAACGCCTATTACGATCCGGTCGCCTATGGCGGCTCTTGGTGGTGGGAAGGCACCAGCCGCGACGACTATCACACCGACCCGATCAGCGAGTGCAACCACGCCGATCCGGTCGCCTTCCGGCTGATCGAGGCGCGCGCATGATCCAGCTCGACCTCCTGGACGCCTCGCCGCGCGTCCTAATCGCCTGCGAATGCTCCGGCACGGTCCGCGACGCGTTCCTGACGCGCGGCTTCGACGCCTGGTCATGCGACCTTAAACCCGACGAAAAGCGCAGCAACCGCCACATCACGGGCGATGCTCGCGAAATCATCCATTGGGGCTGGGATATGCTGATCGTGGCGCACCCGCCCTGCACACGGCTCTGCAACAGCGGCGTGCGCTGGTTGACCGATCCGCCGCCGGGACGGACCCGCGCCGATATGTGGGCCGAGCTGGACGAAGCGGCCGCGCTGTTCTCGGATTTCCTGCACGCGCCGATCGCGCGCATCGCCGTCGAAAACCCGATCATTCACCGCCACGCGAAGGAGCGCATCCGCGACTATCGCGAGCCGGCGCAGACCATCCAGCCATGGCAGTTCGGCCATCGCGCATTCAAGCGCACCTGTTTCTGGCTCAAAAACCTTGATCCTTTGACGGAGACGCGCCGGCTTGATCCGCCTGCGCCAGGCACCGTCGCTCACAAGCGCTGGTCGAGCATCCATCGCCATACGGGCTGGGGACAGGCCGGCGAGGCGCGCGCCGCCAATCGCTCCCGCTTTTATCCTGGCATCGCGGCCGCAATGGCGGACCAGTGGGGCGCGGCCGCCATGGCGGATATCAGGAGGGCGGCGGCATGACCCAAATCGATATGGGCTTTACCACGATCCCGGCACCAGCCAGCATTGGTCCCGATGGCAAGCGCGCATGGTTCTGGCAGGACGGCGCATGGCAGGTCGGCCGCGCATGGGCCATCCTGCCCGATGGCAAGGTCAGCGGCATGTGCCGCGACTATGGCCCATGGGGCACGACCTACGGCGGACATTCCCCCTGCGAAACGCATGGCCTCTGGCCCGCCCACGAAGTGCGCTGGAAGAAGCCGGGCAACCAGTATGAGCGGCCGGAATAGCCATGACCCGCTGCCAAATCTGCGGCCGCCGCCGCAACCTGCGTCGCGACGGCACGATCGCCCATCACCATGTGCGTGGCCAGCCCTGCCTTGGCGTCGGTTTCCTGCCGATCGAGCAGGACGACGCCCGGCTTGAAGCCGTCGCCCGTGAAGCGGAGGCGCGCGACCGCGCCCTCACGCGCGAACTGGCCGCGCTTTACGAGCGACGCGCCAACTATATCGATCCGGCCCTGATCGACGCGTGCGGCCGCGCCGTCGCTCTGTCGCTGCGTCTGGAGCGCCGCCTGGCCCGCCATCGCGCATGGCCCGCCCGCTTCGCGCGCCAGATGGAGCGGCAGGGCTGGGGCGATCCTCCGCCGGACTATCTGCGCCAGCGCATGGAGGCCACCCTATGAAGTCCTTGTTACAAGGACCGCGTCAGGACGCCGCTGGAGCCGATCCGGCGGGTCCGGGTCCAGTCTGCCCCGAATGCCTCCAGCGCTTCCCACGGGCGCATCCGGGGCAACTCTTCTGCTCGCCCGGCCATCGCGACGCATGGAACAACCGCGCCACCGTGCGCGGCCGCGTCCTGACGCCGCTGGCGATGGTCGAGCGCGTCACCCGCGGCGGCTCGCGCGGCGACACCGCCACCGGCATCCGTGCCCGCCAGCAAAAGGACCAGCTGATCCAGCGCTGGGTGGAGGAAGACCGCGCCGCCGGGCGCATGGACTGGCCCACCTATCTGCGCCTGCGCTACGGCGTCGGCTTTGATCCCTTGGGATGAGTGGTCCCTATATCTTTTGCCAAACGGGCATCCATAATCAACGTCAGCGCCAAGCCGCGATAGCTAGCGCGCTGGTCGTGCATCGCTTTATCGCCAAAGTCGAACATCGCTGGATCGCCCGCTACGGTAAGAGAAGCTGCCTTGGCATATGCGCTTTCAAGGTAAGAGCACTTAGCGATCGCCGCGTCTGCGGCGACAGCCGATGGTTCATTGGTGGCGGAATAGCGTTGGCTTTCCAGCTCAATACAGTCTCCCCATCGCGTCAGCGCCGGACCGAGAGCGTCATTCCCCAGCTTTCGATATTTAGCAAAACGGTCGTCAGTCTCGGCCGCTCCGACGACAGGTTGCATGAGCACCAGAATGGACACCATCGCAGGTATCAACTTCATTTTATGCTCCGCGTCTTTGACATTCCTCTGGCTTGGGTGCATCAATTCGCGCGCCGGGTAAATCCCCGGCAGGTGATTGGCGTCACCCTCTGCACAAGGCGCACCCGCGCCGGACCGCCCGTCTAGGCGCGGTTCTTTATGGTCGGGCGTGTCTGGAGACCTTCGGGTCGCCGCTACCTTGTGGGCGGTACGCCAATCTGGGCACGTCCGGCCACCAATTTGGCGTTTGGTTGTCGGGCCTTTTCACAGGGAATAGGCCATGAATGAGATTATACCTTTCGCGTTTGAAGATCATGCCGTCCGCACGATGTTGCGTGACGACGAGCCGTGGTTTGTCGCGGCCGATCTATGCGCTGTGTTGAACATCGCCAACGTAAGCGACGCGGTGAGCCGCCTAGATAGCGACGAAGTTGCCCTCGTTTCAAACGAGGGTGGCGGCAACATCAACATCGTGTCGGAATCCGGCATGTACAGCCTGGTCCTGGGCAGCAGGAAGCCGGAGGCGCGCCGCTTCAGGAAATGGGTGACCTCCGACCTGCTCCCCACCCTCCGCCGCACGGGCCGCTATGTCATGGCGGACGCAGCGCCGCCGCTCGTCTCGCCCGACATCGATCCGCCCCGCATCATGGCGGCCGTGGCGCTCGCCAACGCCGCGCGCCGCCTGTTCGGCCTCGCCACCGCGCGGCGCGTCTGGCTCCAGTGCGGCCTGCCCGTCGCGGCGGAGGATCACCAGCCCGCCGATCGCCACGATCCGCTCGCCGGCACCATCGCCGCATGGATCGACGGCCGCGACGGCTTCTCGATCGAGGAAGTGGCGCAGGGCGTCGGCATCGCCGCGCCCGACCTGTCGATGCGGATGCGCATCGGCCGCCTGCTGCGCGCGCTGGGCTTCATCCGCCACACCGTCCGGCGCGGCGATCGCGCGGTCAACATCTTCGTCGCGGCGGGAGCATGACCATGGGCGACGATCACAACATACTGCGCTTCCAGCGGCCCGCGCCGGGCCTCTGCCGCCCGGTCAGCTCGCGCAGCTTCAAGCGGAACATCATGACGATGATCATGGACGCCATGCCGTCCCGGCCCGTCACGCTGAAATCGCGCTGCAACGACAATTGACAGTAAGGGCGGGCTTCGGCCCGCCCTTACCATTTGCCGCGCAGGTCGACCTTGGGCCGCTTCGCGCCGCACTTCCCGCATTTCAGCAGCCGGCCGATGGCGTGGGGCGACATATTTTCGCGCAGGCGCGGGTCGTTGAAGATCGGATCCTTGAACGGCGCCAGCGTGCGGGATCGGCCGCACCGCCAGCAGGTGAACCACACCTCCACCCCATGCCGCTGGCAATCCAGAATTGTATCGAGTCGCTTCGTTCCCATGGCTGGGAACATAAGCGGAACACGGATACGTTAGTCCAGCCCCGGCGGCTTTACCTTCTGTTCCCATTCGATCACCAGATTGAGCGGGATCAGCGTCGCCGATTCCGCCTTGCCGTCGAAGGCCAGCATGACGCGGCTGATCGCCTCGCCTTCGGTCGCGACACTCTTGCCCTTCACGCGGTTGAGCGACTGCGACCATACGCCGCCCTTCCAGTCCGTCTTGTCGAATATCTCGCCCAGCCCCTTATGCTCCTTGGCGCTGGCCACGGCGAGATAGACGAATTGATAGGGGCTGAACTCGCGCTCGATCCCCCAGCGCGCATCCTTGGCCGTCGCGCTGGGCGCGCGCGCATTGACCAGGCGCAGGCCATAGGTGCGCAGCTTCGCCATCGCCTTCGCGTTGAATGGCCCGCCCTCGTCCAGCCCCGACTGCGCCACCGGCGTCAGCGCCTTGGCGATCCAGCGGCCGACGCTCTCCTGCTCCATGCCCGACGCTGCCGGCAGCTTGTGCGTGATGAGCGTGCGCAGGCAGCGCACATGGTCGCTCTCGCCGTCTGTCTCCGCCTGCATGATGATGGGCAGCAGTTTGCCGACAAACTCTTTCACGCGTCCGTCATCGTCGTTGATGTCGGCCAGCTCGCCGCTGTGCGGCGCGTCGTCGAACAACAGCATGTCGGCGCAGGCCAGCAACGTGCCATATTGGTCGCCGTGCCGCGCCGAAAAGCCCTCGCGCTGGATCTCCAGCTTGTAGCGTTCATAGGTGCGGATGTAGCGCGGCCATTGCTCCACCATCCGCCGCCGCATCGCCGCGCCCCGCGCGCGCAGAGCGGCGGGCACGATCGACGGTTCCTTGGCATTGTCGGGCAGCGGCAGCGCGTCCAGCACGGTGATGCGGTTGCGGTCCTGCGCGATCAGCGGCTGATGCAGGATGGAGGAGAAGAGAAAGCAGCTGCGCGCCGTGAACTGCTGGCCCTTATGCTCGGCGGAGCCTTTCAGCGCCTTGTCGCCCGATGACGATATGCGCGCCAGGCCCAGGACTTTGAGCTTGCTGTCATCGCCGGCCTCGGCCTCGAACTCATCGACCAGCACGGCGAGCGCGTCATTGCCCAATATCTGGCGGATGCCCGCTTCCGTGGCCGATGCCGCGCGCAAACGCCAGTCGTCGATATGATAGTCGATATAGTCCATCAGCGTCGTCTTGCCGCTGCCCGATCCCGCGTTGATCCACAGATGCGCCCGCCATGGCAGCGCGCCGGGTATCTGCGCCTGGCCGATGAAGCCCAGGATCAGCAGCGGCATGATGTCGGGCGCGCGCCAGCGCCAGCTTTTCAGTGTCGTCAGCGTTTCGTTGGCCATGTCGGCCGTGCTGGGCTGGTCGGCGGGTCGGGGCAGCGGCGCCGCCGCCGAATAGACCGCCTTGTCCACGATGCCGGTATCGACATAGCGCGGCGCGGTCACGCGGCCGCCCACGCCCTTCGTCGATCCGATCAGCAGCTGGTCGCCGCAATGCAGGATGATCTGCCCGTCGCGGCCGACATGCGCGCCGCGCCCATGCTCGCCGGTGTTTCGGTCGAAAATCCCCATCCACGCGCACGCCTGCATCAACCGCTTTTGCGCCTTGGTCTGGTCCAGCCCCTTGATCGCATATTGCTGCCGGCCATATTCGTCGATCAGCGGTTGGCCCTCCGCGTCTTTCAGCGGCGGCCCATATTGCGGAAACAGCTGCTCGGCCCGGCCCGGATCGCGCGCGAACAGCGAATAGACATCGCCCTTCGTGAACTGGCTGTTGACCTCGATCAGCTGGCCGCTGTCGTCCAGGAAATAATAGAGCTTGCCGTTCTTTCCAAGCGCCTTGACCGGGCAATCGGGCGGCAGGCCCTGCAGCGGCGGCTCGCGCCTTTGCTCGGGCGCGTCGCCCAGCAGATTGGGCGCGTCCTGCGGCGACGCGGCGGATTCGGCGAGCGAAGCGAGGCCGGGAGCGGGTTTTCTAGGTGGCACGGGAAAGTGCTACTTTCCCGTGTTGAGGAGGCGCACTGCGTAACGGCTCACAATGTGCCGCACGCCATCGGCGAACTCGATGCATATGCTGTTCATCCGACCTCGGGCCAGGACCCGGCATGGTTGCCCGAAACGATCGGGCAGGGTAGCCCGAACACGCCAGTAATGGGTCATCATTCCGGCATCCTCTTCCCCAGCAACTGGTCGTTAACGTCCTTGAAGCCCTCGGCGGGCCAGATGAACTGCACCCGTTTGCCCATCGCCTGCTGCGCCGCGACATTGTTTTCCAGCAGGCGGACCGCCTTTTCATTGTCGGCGTCGCGATCGGCGATCCAGATGATGTGCGCGAACGGCAGCTGACGCATGTTGGCGAGCGCGACCGCGGCGGCGGCGGGCCGGTCGCGGCGCACCTGCGCGATCGTCAGCACGTCCTCGATCCCCTCGGCGCAATGCACCGGCCCCGCCATGGCGATCGGCTCGAACGCGGCCGATGGTATCTCGCTCTTGCCGTTCAGCCCTTTCCACAGCGGCACATAGCCGCCCTGCTCATAATAGCGGCCCAGCGTCATCTTGGTGAGCTTGCCCAGCTCGCGCTTCATCGTGCGCCAGTCGCCGCCCTCGCGCACGCCGTTGCGCGTGATCCATGTCCGGTGCGTGGCGATATGCTTGCCGCCGCGCATGATCGCCGCCATCAGGCACGGCGCTTCCCGTTTCAGCGACGAATGATAGACGCGGCCGAAGCGCAGCGCGCCGGGGATATGCCCCAGCAACCCGAAGTCTATGCCCCGCGCCTCCAGATAATATTGGCCGGGCGTATGTTCGATCGGCTCGCCCGCCAGCCACATGGCCCGCGCCGCCTTGCGCTTCTTGGCGTCCTCTTCCCCCTGTTCGCGCTGCTGCCGCTCGGCCGCGTCGATCGCCTTGCGCCGCGCCGCCTTGAACGCCGCCGGCGACAGGTCGCCAATGCCCAAAAACGCCTTGCACCATTTCACCGCCTCGGCCTTGTCGCCGCCATAGGCCGCCTTCGTCACCAGCTCGACCAGGTCGCCGCGATCGTCGCCGGCATAGTCGCGCCACCGGCCCTGCCGCGCGCCTTTCAGATAGACTTTGAGCGACCCGCCCGGCTCCCCGTCGATCGAACCGACGCAATAGAAACCGCCTTCTTCGCGCCCGGCGGGCAATATCTGCCGGCACACCGCGCTCGCATGGGGCGCGAGCATCTGCGCGATCTCCGCTACCCCTATCTCTGCCGTCCCGCCCCCGCGCATCTTTATCCCGCCTTGCGCAAGGAGCCGGGGGAGGAGCGATCAGTCTCCTCCCCCGGCAGTGTCGCACCGGCGGGGCGTGCATGGAGATTTGCGCCGGCGCGGTCCGTGGATGGGTCATAGGGGGCAAGCCCCAATATCTGGTCGCTGGTCAGGCCCGTGGCGCGGGACAGGCGCTGCAACGATCGGCCGCGCGGCAGGCGTTCGCCCGTCTCCCATCGCAGCCACACGCTATGGCTGGTCAGGACCAGCCTCGCCGCCTCGACCAGCGTCATTTCCATCGTCTTGCGCCAGGCGCGGAGCGCGGAATCCCCATTCGGGACAGAAGCGGTTTGCATGGCCATGGATCAGGATGTATCCATCTGGCACATTAGCGGTCAAGTCCGAATGTTTTCAGATAGACGCAGTCGGGCGGTTATGTGTCGAAGCGGGGTCTGTGCCGATGACAGCGACGATTTTATACTTTGTGCCCATGGACAAGATGCCGAACCGTCTGCGCGCGATGCGCAAAAAGGCTGGACTGACCCTGGTTGAAGTGGGTGAGCGCATGGGACTGACCCATACGCACCTGTCGAACATGGAACGCGGCGTGCGCAAGCTGGACCTCGAAACCATGGAAAAGCTGGCGCGGATACTCGATTGCACTGTCGCTGACTTCCTGCGGGACGATCACTTCCCGGATCGGCTTTCGTCGCAGGAACAGGCGGTTATCGACAATCTGCGGCGCATGGAGGAAGGCGACCGCAACCGGGTGGCGGACATCGCCAGCACCTTCGCGCAAGAAGAAGCCGACCCGCCGGCGCCGACGAAGCGCTCCAAGGGTTAAGCCCCACTGCCTTTCTGGAACCTCGCGCGGCCGCGCCTCGCGGCGGGCGGCGCTATGGCCGCGTCGATCCGCCCGCAAGGGACAGGCGGCATGTATCCATCTGACACATTTTTCTGTTGCGACGCATCTTTCTAATAGATACATCATGAGCCTCTCACTAACAGGAGGCAACCATGAACCCCCGTTCGACCGTTGTTCCATTTCCACAGCGGGGCGCATCGCCCCCGCCGGTAAATGCGGCCGACATCCCTTCTCTCGCCCGTACCGCAAGCGCCGTCCACTCGGCCGACGTCCCGGTGGCGGAAATCGCACGCCGCCTTGGCCTTGCGACCGAAACATGGCGCACCATCATTGCCAAGATCAGGCTGCTGAACCGGCGCTACGGTTTTCCCGCGCCGCGCAACCCGCGCTTTGTGAAAGGCGCGCTTGTGACGGGGCCGGACGCCATCGTGCGGCGCTCCCTCTTTCCCCGCGCACGGGTCGAGGAATGGTTCGACAATCATCGCGGCCCGGCGCAGGCGCTTGCCGATGATGCGGCGGAGGCGCGCGCCGCCGCCGCCGCCCTTGCCGCCAACTCGCGCAACCTCGTGGCCCAGCTGGGCCACGGGAAGGCGACCGCGTCATGCTGACCCGGATGGCCGAGGCGCTTCGGCAGGACTTCGCCGCCTATGTGGCGTTCGCCGTCATCTTCACGCTGGCCTGCTATCTGTGAGCGAGCAGATGAAAGCTCATCTTGCCGGCATCGCGGCGGCCGTGGCCCTGATGGCGGCCGCGCAGCTGATGCTGCCGCTGCTACGGTGGATCGCGTCATGATCGCCGGCAAGCGCTTCTCAGCCAAGTCCATCGCCACCTTGCGGCGGATCGCGGCGATGCCCCGCGACGTGCGCGACCTGCACGGCGGCACGCTCTACGTCCTCGCCGCTCACCGCGCCATCGACGTGAAGGATGGCCGCGCCATCATTACCCGCATCGGCGTTCGCCAGCTCAGGAACCTGTCATGAGCGGCGAAGGCATCCTTCCCAACGATCGCCGCGCCGATCGCGCAGACCCGATCGATGGCGATCGCGGCGATCATCGCCCCGGCGATCATGTCAGCTGGTCCGTCAGCGACGGCGACCGCGCCCCTTTCATCAACCCTTCGGAGGTTCGATCCGATGACTGATTCTGCACGACCCGGCCTGTCGGAAGACGATATTGAGCTGGTTGAAGATCTTCGCAATGCCGCTGCCTCCCTGCCCGCGGCGACCTCCGCCCTCCGCACTCTGTTGCGCAACGCGGCATCGACGATCGAGCGCAAGAGCCACGATGCCCATCACGCCAGCGAGCGGATTTCAGAAATCGCCGATCTTGGCAGCTGCGCGCGCGCGAGAACGCCCGCTTACAAGCTCTTTCAGGAGGCGATCGACCTCGCGACTAGGGGGCGTCCGAAGTGGGAGGGCCGCGCATGACTGACCCCTTCGTGCCACACAGCCTGCGCCTGACCCCCGAGCCGCCGCTGGCGCTCGCCAGCAGCGAGCCGGCGCTGGAGTTCCTGACCGGCCCCGCGCTGCGCGCCGTCATTGCCGAACGCATCGAGCAGATCGAAACGCACGGCTATCTGCCCGGCCACGACATGGGCTATCAGGGGGGCGAACTGGCGCTGGCGTCGAAAAGCTACATCGACACCTATATCGATCTGGAACTGCGGCCCGACATCGTGCGCGCGCCCGGCGACGTGCCCGAAGGCTGGCCCTTTGCCGATCTCTACTGGAAGGAGCCGACGCCCGATCAGCGCGCCAAGGCCCTGGTAAAGGGCCTCGCCCTCGGCCTCGCCGAACTGGATCGCCTGCTGGCAGCGATGGAACTCACCCGCGCCGCCCGACCGCTTATCGACTATGCCGCCGCCACGCCCGGCGGCTGAACCCACACCGCCTGCCTGGAGGCTCCTGGAGCGGACATACCGGCAACCGCTCGCGAACAAGGCCATGCTCGGGCCGGGCAGGCGATCGCTCCAGATGCGGATGGAGCGATGGTCATAACACCCGTGAAGCATGGTCGCCGGCCCATTACAGCAAGAGGGATGAGCTATGCACTTTCATCTGATCGAGCGTTGCCGACAGGCTTTGGCCGCTTTTCGCCTGACGCCGGGCAGCAGGCAGGCAAACTATGTCAAAGAAAAGATTGTTGAGGCGATCAGAGAGGGCGTGTGGCGCGGCAACCTGTCCGCGCAGGATCTGAAAGCGCTGGAAGGCACGACAAGCCACCCTGATTATGAACATTGGACATGCGGCACAGCGCACCTGCGCGCCCAGCGTGCACTACGCATTATCGAACGGGCCTGTCATCATGGACTGAGCGAAGAATTGATCCTCCAGATCGAGCATTTGATCGATCAAGCCGGCATTGCTGACTGTCGCCGCGCGCTTGCGCAACCCATGGACGAAGTGCCGTTCTGATGATCCGCCACGCCCACCCGCTCGATCCCCCGCGTCTCGATCCCGGCCACCCGGACGCGCCATGGACGCCAGCGGACTGCTATCCTGACGGCCCACGCATGTGCCCCTGCGGCCATCATGAGGGCTTCCATTCCTCGCACGGCCATTGCCGCTGGACGAAGGACTGCGGCTGCACCGGCCTCCCGGTCGAATGCTACACCCCCATTCCCGGCCACCCCCTGCCGCGCCGCTACACACGGACATGACGCAGGAGCGCGCCGACACGGGGACGCGGCCCCGCCTGGATCGGGGTCAGCTCTACCGACGGGCGCGCCGGATCGCGGAACGGGCACAGATCATCATGGACGTGACCGGCGCCGGCGTCGCCCCCGATCTCCGCCGCGCCGAAACCCTCCTCAACGAAATCGCCGCAATCTGCGGTTCTGGAGAAGAAGAATGAGCCGCAAGAAAGAACGCATCACGCTGCCTGGCGGCAGGGAAGTCCTGCGCGTCATTCCCTATCCCGGCCCGGTGAAGGACGGGACACCGCGCTGCGTCCAGTGCGGCCAGATCGACGAATCGCCGTGGCATGACATGAAACTTTGCGACGCGCTTTATCGAGGCACGGCCATTCTCGATATGGGCAAATATTTCATCCCGATCGACGATCGCGCGCGCGATGGCTCGCGCCAGTTGGTCAAGCGCGGCCCCAACTTCGCCGCGGGCATGTGGACCGGCGATTTCTGGTCCTACCCCTATGGCAAGGGCGAAGGCGATCCCTCTCCCGACCAGATCGACTTCGAGCCGACCCACTATTGGCCGCAGCCGCCGAAGGATCAGCAGCCATGAAAGGCGCGGACCAGTGCCCCCGTTGCGCCTCGCGCCGCTGGGCCGACGTGCAGCAGCCCGTGACCGACTTCTACGCCGGCGTCCTGCGCGTCTGCGGCAATTGCGGCACCGCGTGGGAGCCTTTCGACGTGTCCGACCTGCTGGACCAGTCTGATCGCCTGTCCAGCTTCCGGCACCCCTGCGGAAACTGCGCCTTCCGAAAAGGATCGCCGGAACAGCGCGATCCGGAGGAATGGGAAAGCAAGATGATCTCCATGTCCTTTGGTGCGGGCTTCTATTGCCACAAGGGCGTGCCTGTGACGCCATCGACCGATCACGGGTTCGACTATCCCGCCGATCGGCGGAAGCTCCGCCTGTGTCGCGGCTACCTCAACTCGATCGTCGGCCCACGGCTGAACGAGCTGGCGCATCAGAGCGGGCCTTCACAGGCCGACGGCGAAGCGTGGGCGGACGAACTATGAAACTCGCCCCCGATAGCCCGCTCGGCCTCGGCGCGGCCATGGCGGGCGGCCGCTCGGCGATGGCGACCAGCGAGCGCCATGAATGGGACTATTACCAGACGCCAGCCAATTGCGCCCGCGCCATCCTGATCGCGGAGGCGCACCACATGCGGATGCACGGCCAGGCCATGTGGGAGCCCAACGCCCATGGCGGCCGCCTGGTCGCCGCCGGGCGCAACAGCGGATTCGACGTGCTGGCGACGGACATCCGCGCGGATCCCGCGCACGGCGTCGTCCAGCGCGACCTGCTGCAAACCCGCCGCCTTTTCGCGCCGATCGTCTTCGCCAACTTCCCATGGAGCAAGGCCGCGCCGATGATCGACCATGTGCTGGGCACGCTGCGCGCGCCCTATCTCTGCGCCTTGCTCAAGACGCAGTTCTGGCAGACCGCCAGCGAGGACGGCCGCGGCCGCCTCGCCCTGTTCCGCCGGCATCCGCCCGTCATGCGCTGGGACTGCACCTGGCGCGTGAATTTCAGGGAAGGCGAGCGCAACGCGCGGGGACGCCTGATGCACAGCACCATGAACGTCAGCTGGTTCGTATGGGACCGCAACCGGCAGGGACAGATGCAATGGGGCCTCCTCGGCCGCGACGGTCCCGTACAAGTGGAGGGAGAATAGACATGACCGATAAGCTGGTGGAAGCGCTGGAACCGTGAAGTGGCCCGTTAAGCAAGACGATGGCTGGCGCAAGCGCTTTGCCTTTCTGCCGGTCAAGATCGGCGATGAAATCCTGTGGCTGGAGTGGTTCGAGCGCCGGTTCGCGGGTGAATATTATGAGGTCCGCAAGCTATGAGTATGCCAAATCTGCGCGCTGCGTTTCGCACGACTGTCTCTGGCGAAGGCCGATACGAGATGGTGTTCAAATTCCCGTCCATGGACGCCCTTCACAAGGCTGATGACGAGTGGCGCGCCCTATCCTCGCGACCCGATGCCGGTGAGGCGGTGAAAAGTGGCGATCTGGTCGATTTGGACACCGCGCGGCTCGCGTTGTTCGATGCTATTCGATCGATCAAGATCGGCAACGTTGCCGACGATAAGTTGATCCTCGATAATCTTAGAAAAGCTGGCTTTTGGATTTGCCGCATCGGTGATTTTGGATCGACGGTTGCGAACGTGACACGATCACTCGCCCACCCGCCCGCTGCTGTGGCTGGTGGACAGCCGCTTAGGCAGGCCCTCATCCAAGACGCCATCGACAACGGCGACCACGGCAAGGTGGCGCGCATGGCCCTCTCCCAACCCGCCGCCGATGCGGTCGGGACGGGGGAATATAGCCAAGCCGCTTGGGACGAAGGCGCAGCAAAGTTGATTTCCGAAGCCGCAAAGTTGGTCGAGCCTAAAGACGGTGAAGCCGTTTTCTACATTCGCGTTGGCGGATCTCATACGTCCATGACGGTAAAATCAAAGGGCAACGTCGATCCTGATACTGCCTTGCAAAACGCCATTGCGGCATTGAATGGTGAACGCGGCGATTTGTCTAATTGCCCGGTTCACCACCTCTCCACCCCGCCGCGTCAACCCGATGATGCGGTGCGGGAGGCTGCGGTCAAAGCCGTGGAAAACTTCGCACAGGAGCCTCACGTCGTCTTTTACCTGACGAACACCGCTCTGGAAGAAAATTGGCGAGTCGCACTCGCGGATGCCTTTGTCGCCTTCGCAACGTCCCTCGCCTCCACCAAATCCCCCGATGCCGATGGAGGGGGAAAGTGAGCGCCCGTCTTTCCGCAGAGCTATGCCCGAACATCGAAGACCATACGTGGTGTCCGGACGGGTATGTCCAGTGGCACACTTGGGCCGAAGAGATGGCAAAGACCCACAACCAGCGGAAATGCGATGGGTGCGGACGATATGTAATCTGGGAGCCGAAGTCCCCCGCTCCCCAAGCGCAGAGCGTCGAGGCCGAAAGGGGAGAGGGTTGATGGCTGACCTCAAGATCGACCCATTCAAGTTCACCGGCAAACCCGAAGAATGGGGCCGGTTCGGTGACAGCGAGCATGACGAGCATTGCGATGCCGAGCGCCGGGCAATCTGCCACTATTTCCTTCGCCGGATTGAGAAGGGCGCAAAACGGAAGGATCGTGAAAATCCGATCGCGGATGTGATCACTGGTGGCTTCGTAGGCTTCGCAGGCCTGTTCATCTCGTCAGGCGGTGGACCCGAGGCGATGACGGAGGAAGCATTTGAGCGCTTTATCGGGGCCGCGACCTTCGCTTGGTATCAGGCCATGTCGGCGGGATCACAGGGGAGTGCTGTCCAGTGAGCGGTCTCGCGCAGATAACCCCCGCCACCCTCCAGCAATCGGAGAAGCGCCATGGTGAGCGAGATCAAGGTGACGATGGTACGGAACCGTTGACACCCTGCTCCTCTTGATCGCACGTTCCTCGCCCGCCCCGTTTCCAGTCCCGGAGGCCACATGACACAGGACCAATTCTGCGACGGAATCCGCCTGATCGGCGGTAAGAAGGCCGCCGCCGAACTTATCGGCATCAACGAACGCGCGATAGAGCGCATCATGTCGGGCCGGGAGACGCTCGGCGAAGGGCTGGCCATGCGTCTTTTTATGGCCGTCGCCGCACATCACCGCCAGTGCCGCGACTGGATGGACGCGAACGATGCCGCGTAACTACAAGGCGAAGCCGCGCAAGACGCCTCGCTACTTCAAGCCATTCCCGCTCGCCGGCGGCCGCACGGGATACAAATGGGAACCCGCCAATCGGCTGCGCGCCCATGGCTGGGGCACCGTGATGCTGGGCGAGGATTTCGCGGCCGCCGTGGCGAAGGCGGAGGCGGAGAATGCGCGGCTCGACGCCTGGCGGGCCGGTGCGGCCGTGAACGTCCCGCAGAAGGTCGAGAACAGCGATTATCGCTACGCGACATGGGCAGACCTCGATCGCCGTTTCAATGGTCCAGAGGGGCTGGAAGGCGTCAGCTACAGGACCAACAAGCCCTACAGCCCTAAGACGAAGATGGAATATCGCGGCCGCATGAAGTTTCTGCGCGCCTGGGCCAATAACGGCGCGATGAAGCTGCGCCACATCACCGCCGAATCCGTCATCACCTTGCGCAACGAGCTGGTCCAGGGGACATCACCGCACACCGCTGCCGCCATCCTGCGCGTGCTGTCAGTCATGACGGGCTGGGCCGAATTTCATGGACTGATCGAACGGGGCAAGGATCCTGCGAAGCGCCTCAACATCCCCGAGCCTCAGAGCCGACGCAAGCGGGTCCAGCCCGAAGTGGTCGAGGCGATCGCCGCCTACGCTCTCAAGAAGGAATGGCATGGCGCGGCGCTCGCCGTGCGGCTTGGCTTCTACCTCGTGCAGCGCCCCGGAGACCTGCGCGCGCTGACCGACTTCAACTGGCGGCGCGCGACCGACATCGCCCCGCACGATCGGGCCGTGCTGGCTGGGCCGGATGGCGAAGTCTGGTCGTTCCGGCTGAAACAGCAGAAGACCGGCGCATGGGTCGATCTGGCCGTGCCGCACGACATTCGCCTCGCGGTCGATCGCGCCCTGACCGTCGAGCGACGCAGGTCGAATGCGGCCGCCGTCAATGCCAACATCCCGATCCTGACGGACCATACGACGGGCCAGGCGTGGCACCAGCGCAACTTCCAGAAATATATCCGCATGGCGATCGACGGCGCGCTGGCGGAGGCACGTGCGGCGGGCGACGACTTCATGGTCGACCAGCTGACCGGCCTTCAGTTCCGCGATCTACGCCGCTCCGGCATGTGCTGGCTGCGCGACCTGGGCGTGCCCGTCCCCCTGATCGCCGCGCGTTCCGGCCATTCCATTCAGGAGACACAGACCATTCTCGACACCTACATGCCTGCGGACAGCCGTGGCAGCGCCGCCGCGATCGCGATGGCCACGACCCGCGCAGCCGAGCTGGCGGAGCAGAAGGAGCAGGAAGCATGACGCCGGACGATTTGCAGACGATGCGAGCGAACGACCGAATTATCGTAACAGCCCGTGAAATCGGCGAATATCGGGCCGCCGCCGAACGCTTAGGTCTTACTATCGGTTGGGAAGCGCACCGCTTGGGCTTTATCGGTCAACTGAAACCCGATTCGGCCCCGGCAGCCGGGAAAAAGTAGGTCCGACCTACTTTTAAAAAGTAGGTCGGACGATTTTCATAACCCCTTGACCGCCGCCAAAACCACGCCTATCTGCGGCCTCCCAAGCGCGACGCGCTCAGGATTGATGCCCGATCCTCTAATGGTAAGGTGTCAATGCTTCCAATAAAATCA